GTAGGCCGACTCTACATAGGCTGGCGGGGTCTGAGTTGCTACCGTTTTTGACTTGCTGCCCTTAGCCATTACTGCACCATGTTTTTGTCAGAGGTGGAGGCGCCATATAGAAAGATTGCACCCGCAGGCTCGCCAAGGTGCCTCTTATACAGTTTTGTTTTTGCGACTGTGCGTTCGCTAGACAAAATGCCGTAGACCAACGGCATGTTGAGTTTTTCAGCCGCACGTTTGGCAAATTCAACCAATTTGCGCGCCCTGCCGCCTGTCGCAGACCTATAATTAGGCCGAACAAAAGTAACGTATTCTTCAAGAAAAATTGAAGCGGAATACCAGTAGGTGGAGACAGAAAGAATTACCAAACCTTCGATTTCATCATCTTTGATAATTCCAATAATTCCGTTGTCCAGATTTAGAAACGGTCTGATTTGATTTCTGATTAAATCTTCGTCAGGCTTAAACAAACCGTTTTCGGACCACGCCTCGTAAAGCGTTTCAACAATGGCGTCCTCGTCCTGCGGCTGTGCGGTTCTGACTTTGATTTCGGACATTTAATCGACCTTTGGTCCCGGCAGATTCTTTAGGGTATTGATTGTTTTAGCGCGCACTTGCCGAACAAATGCATCAAGCACATTATGCCCGTGATCCATGTCGCCGCCCCCAAATGCAAAAACTGCCTGAGGGTTGAAGACATATTCGCCGCCAGCAATGTCAATCGGTACAGCGCCTGCGGGCTGGGGAGCATCGTTTAAACTTGCAGACGCCTCATTACCCAAAATTTGCAAAACGCGGTAGCCGTGTTCAGTGTTTCCCTCGCCAAGGGCAGACACAATGTCGGCAGGGATAACGTAAGACCCGGCCCAAACATGGATTGGCAAATGGTCGGTCCTGCCCGCAACCAAACTCTTCACAGGGCCTTCGTGGACCTTGCGAGCGGCGTTCACGGCATTATCAACCGCGTTGTTTGGCATGTTTTCCATGTGCGGCCTAAGAATAACTGACAGCGACGACCATGCTCGCGCCCGGAGATACTACCAAACCATTGGCAAACGGTAAATTGACTACATACGCCCCCTCCGTCGTGGAAATGGCATATATTTTGTTCGCAGAGGAAACGCCTGCCGTGGTGGCGGAGTCGTAGATTGAACCGGCGGACCCTGTTGTGACTACTACAACAGTTGCAATTCGCCCCGGACCAGTTTTGATCAACGTGCTACCTGTAATGTTCAAGTACATCGTGCTGCCGTTTATTGACAGGTAATTTTGGGAAAGACCATTGATGGCCGTCACAATGTTTTTGGCGGCGGTAAGCAGGTCTGAAAGATTTGCCATTAGCGTCTCCCGCTGAAGGAGTACCGGTATCGAAGCGCGCCCATGCGCCAGAAACTACCCAAATCGTCACTTTCGACTTTGATAGCCAACTGCCTGCCTCGCATACGAGTATTGATGTACTCATTTGCCTGCGTGACCGTATATGGGCCATACTCTCTCGGAGCGTCTCCGGGGAAGTCAGTCATGTAGAACGTGATTTTGATCGAGGCGTCCTTCGCGCCGGAAAAAGTGCCCCACTTCATGTCAGGCAAAATCCAATCAATGAAGGTAAAGTCCTGACCCTCGCTCAAAGATGCGTAGCCGGTTTCAAAGTAGGCCGGTATAGCCAAAGCGTTTGCGTTGTTTGAAACCTCGTGCTGGTAAATGTAATTGTCCGATCCGGCACCTATCGGTGCGCCAAGCACAGACTGATCGATCCACGCAGTGCGGCCAGCAATTACGTTGCCATCGTCATTGCCATAATCCCAAGTGCGCTGTAGCGGGTTGTATTTGACATAACTGTCTATGGCCCCACCGCCGGTTGCGGATGGGAAATACCATGTAATTTCGTTGAACTGACTGTTCGCCGCCGCCCGTACTGCGGTCGTGTAAAGATTGCCATTTGCGTCTGTCCCGGTGTTGAGGTTCTGGAAAACCGCATCCCAGACGCTGCAATCCAACGGCGAGACACCGCCATTGTTCATCACAAAAAACTGTTTCTGGCTCATCCAGTAAACGTCCGAGCCTAGTTGGGTCACGGCATGCTCGCCGATCAAACCGCAGCCGGAAGCAATCATGTTAAAGGCATAGATAAAGGGTGGCTGCTGGTACTGCATCGACCACAGCTCGATGTCTGTCCAAATCAGGCCCTGCTGGGCAAACTGCATTGCGCCAATAATCTTTGAGCCAGACGGGATGCGATAACTGCCAGCCTGATTTATTGCGGTGCCGTTCCAGACCTCGAAGTCATTTACGTCACACCACCGGATCAGCAGCGGCTCCTGAACCCCGTTGAAACTAGAGGCCCACGCAATCAACTGGCGCTGCGGCATGGCGGTAAACACGCCGCCATTTGATGGCGGCCCTGTCTCAATGATGCTGGCCGTGCTGTTGTTTGAGCCGGGGTCCCAATAATAGATCGGACCACCCTTGGGGACGCCCACAAGCAATTGCCCAAAATTATCCAAAGACCAATCGACCGCAGTGATTGGCGTCCCTTGGCCTTGCAGGGTCGCTCCGGTGCCGTAGCCGCCTCTGCCATAGCCGCCCCGGCCATAACCAACCGGCGTGCTAGATGCCGCCGTCAGCGTCAGGTAATACTTCAGATTGGCATTGCCTGAGTTCATTGTCGCCGTGGCCGTGCTGGTTGAGGACGACGGCATGTTGAAAGAAAAGTTGTCAGCGTCGGTTACGGTATTAACCGTGTATTGGCCGCTGATGGTGAGGCCACCAACAGTGACGGGTGTAAGGACCGCAAAGGTGTCTCCTGCCACCAGCCCGTGATTAGCCAGCACTACGCTTATGGTTGGCGTTGCATTGCTCGTTTTGAAAACGGGGACGGTATTGAACCGGATCGTGCCCGCCGTGGTTTGCGCGCCAGTGGTCGTGTTTGCGTAAGAGACCGTTGTTGTTGACGACGCTGTTATATAATCGTCCGTTTCCCGGTAACCCGTTGGCACAATCGCCGTTACCGTTATTGAAGAACCAAGCGTTGGCGCAACAGAAATGGCCGAAAAGGTTAGCGTCGCCGTGGTGCCTGTGCCACTTGCCGCCGTGGTTGTGACTGTGCTGCTCGCGGTGGATGTTGCCGGGGCGGAGGCTGTGATCGTGTAGGTAAAAGAGCCAGCGGTCGTGCTGACAATGGTCTGGATGCGATAAATGCCGTTCAAGACTATGCCGCCTATTGCAACGGGCGTCAGAAATTGGACGGCGTCATCATTGGTGACGGCGGGGTAAACGCCACTGTTCAGGTTGCTATCAACAACAGTGACGGTCGTTGAACCTGAAGTGGTGCTGAACGATACAGGGCAGCTACTTGTGACCGTCTGGGGCGTAATGGTCGTTGCCTGCCCATTTGTAATCACACGCAAAGACTGAGTGCCGCCAACTCCAAGGTGGGAGTTGTTATTCAGGTCCTCCCAAGCGTGGAGTTCCTTGATTGTGTCAGGAAACGCACTGGGAAAGAATGCTAGCCATCCGCCAATCTTTTCGACAAGACCCTGCCTGAAGCGAATGAAATTTGCCTCCGAGATGCCTGCCTCGTTCAACGTGGGCGTTGGTTCAACTTGAACGCCCGGCTTTAGCTTGACGGTTCCAAAAGGCATTATCGGCCCGGCGTGGCTTGTGGTGTCGGCGAGTAGCTGGTCCAGCCAGATGACGCAAACTTGCGGCGTTCGTCCTCTGCATCCGCACTCTTCAGCAGAAGTTGATATTGGTTCTCCCAAGACTGCGCCATCTGGGGGTTGTCGGATTGCGCGCCAAAATTCTGCTGATAGCCCGTGCCATAGACCATTGACGCCGCCATGAAAAGGTCGGGCAAGTCGATGCTTATGTAGGTCGTAGCGGCTGGATTTGACTGACCAAGAGTGTACAGAGAAGGCAAGTTTTGAGTGCCAACGATCTCGACCGGATAGTTTTGATTGGGCCACGGGCCAACAATCACCGTTGTCGGGTTAATCATCGCAAAATATTGGGGCACCGAAGCGCCGGTCGAACTGCCGTAGACCGCGTCCAAAAACTCCTTGGTCACCGGCAGCAATGGATTGCGAAGGCCGTTTGCAAAGGTCGCGGTGTGCGGCGTTAGCACATTTATCTGCTGCAAAACCTGTATCTGGCTTGGCAACGTGAAGGTGCGATTGCTGGCCGTCAGCGACGAGGTCGTGTCCGTCGTAAACGCCGCCAGAAGGTCCATATCTCGCTGTATGCGGTTTTCTGCGTACTCAATGATGGACGGCAGGATCGTTACGAAATTTGGTTCGCTCGCCGACTGGATCGATAGGAGATCGATCAGCGTGTTGACGTAGGTGGTGTAGGTATATCCGGTCATCCCAACGCCACCGCCGCTGTGTAATTGGTGCTGGCGGGCACCCCAGCACTATCAGCAAGGTACATATTTGTCCCGTTGCTGTAGATGATTGATAGTCCATCCGGCGGAATGATCAGCGTGTTTCCAACGCCTGTTTGCGCCGTCACCGTGTAAGTTCCCGCGACCGTGGTGTTATTGATAATCCAGAAGCCGCCTACAGCAGGGAACGTAAGCGTCCTGTTCGCCGACAACGTGCCGCTGATCAGGATAGCCAAGTTTCGCGCTTCATTTGCGCTGAGAGTATAGTTTCCCGCCGCAAGGGAAATGCTTGAGGTGGTGCCGCCAAACCCAGAGTCGATGTAGCCAAAATTTGCGTTTACCGGCACATCCCAGCTATCAACAAAGGAGTTGTTGGCTGGCTGATTTAGGTTGGATTTGGCGGTCATTACCTTGGTCCCTTACTCTGCCGCCAACATTTCAGCGGCTGATTCCTGTTCAGCGGCGACCTTCAACTCTGCAAGCTGCGCGTCGCCTTGCTCTTTGATGCTGGTGATAATATTCCCAACAAGTTTAAACGGCATCTCACTAAGAGCCGCCAAAACGGTGTTCACTTCAGCAACGGTGAGCGTGAGCGTAATGTCTGCGTCGTCCATTTGTACCCTCTTTGGTTGATGTGACGGCGCATATCATACCTCTAGCCATCCTTTTTGTCTCTGCCCGTTACGCGGATGTCTTGCCAGACTCGGCCAAAAACATAAGAGCCGACACACCCCATTAAAGTAAGAAAAGAAAATTCTACGACAGATTCGGCTGTACGGCTGTCTAGGCGGCTAACGAGAACATAAGAAACAGCCCACATGCAAAACGCCGCGACAGAAAACATAAATGCTCGCCTGACGCGCCAAGTTCCCATAATTTATAGTTTCTGCAAAAACAGATAAAACAACGAGCCAAGAGCAGCAACCGCAACACTTAGTCCGCCCCAAACGACTCTATCTAATCGAGAGTGTACCAAAACTAAATTTTTTTCTATGTTTTTTCGGGCCTCCATATGTTGCGCCGCGTTTTCCTCACGGAGCATTCTAATTTCTGTTTTAATTTCAACAAGAGAAGCCATTGCTTGATCAGCCTTCAACTGTGCTTTAAGGGCCATAACATAAGCATCCTCTTCCATGAGCCTTGGTGCTTTTCTCGCTAACTGTAATAAAAGATAACTTTGCCGCTTGATCCGGCCTGCTTGGTCGGTACTGGGTTCATGCCGCCATTTCCGCCAGCGCCGCCTGACCCATAAGTGCCGCTTACAGCCGCACCTCCGGTGCCTTGGAGACCAAGACTGCCCGCTGTACCTGCATTGCCAGCAGTGTTTGTGTCGCCGCCAGAGCCTGCGGACCCCGCCGCTCCACCTGAGCCGCCGCCACTACCCCATCCACCGCCGCCGCCGCCATTAGTGGTAATCGTGGTGATGGTTTTTGTTCCGCTTGATGCCGTAGAATTTGAACCAGCGTTTCCGGTTGTCACGGTGGTGGTGCCGCCCGCGCCCACGGAATAGGCTATGGTCTTGCCCGCATCGCCGCTGACAGTGAGGGTCTTTCTGGCAAAACTGCCTGACCCGCCACCACCGCCGCCATAGTCTACAAAACCATCATTGTAAAACTCGCCGCCAGCGCCGCCGCC